ACCCCCGGCCCACTGCTTAGAAGGCAGTTGCTCTATCCACCTGAGCTACGGGCGCACGTTGTTATCCCATTGGGTTCCTTTATGGCGGCAGTCGTGTGTCGGCACACGCTGCGAGAAGTATAATACCATACGGAACCCGGTCTGTCAAGAACAATTTGAAAAAAGTTTCGGATTTTTATGCGGCGCAGTTACAGCAGCCACATGCCGACAAAGCCGCAGGCAAACCCGAGGGCGAGCCCGGCGGCCACATCCCGGATATGGTGCACGCCGGTGAGCACCCGCACCACGGCAATGAGCAGGGCGATGACGATCATGCACCAGCCGACAGCCGGATAAAAATACAGCCACACCATGGCCAGCACAGCGGCGCTGAGCGCATGCCGGGACGGGAAGGACCGGCCATGGGTGTCCTTCTGGACCAGCGGGGTGAAACCCGGCTGGTCGTAGGGGCGGGGGCGGTCGAGCCGGGCACGGAGCGCGGTGCCCACCCAGAAGGTGATGCCCGGCACCAGAATGGAACGGGCGATCTCCGACATCAAATCAGGAGCGGCGCTTTGCCGGGTCAGGAACAGCTGCACCAGCCGGACATTGAGCAGGCACAGCAGCACCGGGTAGCAGACAAACGGCACCAGCGGGAGCCAGCGGTCCAGCGCGACCACGAAGCGCCGGGCGGCCGGGTGCGCATCAAACCACCGGTACAGGGCATGATAGTGTTCTGCGGTCAAAAAAGGTCCCTCCGCATCGGGTCAGAATGAGATCAGAAACAGGTGTCCAGATAGTTTTCCACATCGAATGGCTCCGGTGTGGAATCTTTGCGCAGGTACAGCGGGTGGTGCGGGTGGCCTTTTTTGCTGCGCTTGCCAAAGGTCACCCAGGGAATGTTCTTTTCCCGGGTCAGGGCCACCATCTCCCGCATGAGGCCGGGCAGGTAATCCCGCTTTTCGATCAGGGTGCCCCAGGCGGCCCACATGGTGGGTTCGGTCTGGGCAAGCACGGCCTGCAGCCAGCGCAGGTTCTCGTCGCACAGGGCGCGGTCCGGCATACGGTCCATGTCGTTGGGGTCGGTGGCACGCTGAGGGTACACGTTGAACATGATCCAGCTGTCAAAATCGTTGGCGTTGGCCAGACGCTCCACACTTTTCAGGGTGGGGTCCAGCGCACCGGGCTGAGCGGTGCTGGGGTTGATGCCGATGCACACCAGCGGGTGCCGGCCCACCCGGCCCAGCACATAGCGATAAGGCTGGTATGTATGGGGCTCGTAATACCACAGACCGCCGGGGTATTCGTCGGCTTTCAGCAGGGGAAGTGCGTCGGTGTGCATGGGTGTGCTCCTATCCTTCGATCAATTTCTTTTATCGTACCCGAAATGCGGGGAGAAATCAACACTTTTGTGCGACAAAGTCTCCCATAAAACTGATTTTCATGGTATACTGAGCTGAACAGTGCAGCGCAGCTGCACAGCGAACCACCGGAGACGAAAGGAGCAGGTTATGCTGGAAGATTACAAAAACGCGCTGAAGTCCGGACAGCGCGCCTATCGTGCCTGCGTGGCACGCGGCCAGTCGCCCTATCTTGCGGTGCTGGACGATATTCTGGTCAATGTGAACATCGTATCACAGGAGCCGCTGGGTCTGGTGGAGATCCCGGCCGAGAGCATCGTGGGCACCAAGACCAGCGGACGACACACAGCCTTTGCGCCCAACTTCATGCCTCTGCTGGAGGCGGATACCGAGTTTGCCGCCAAGTGGTCCAACCTCTGCGAGGCCCACCTGGAAGAGGGCATCCAGAACCCCATTCTGGCCTACGAGTTCATGAACCGCTTCTATGTCCAGGAGGGCAACAAGCGGGTGTCGGTGCTGAAATACTACGGGGCGGTAAAGATCGCCGGCACTGTCACCCGGCTGATCCCGGCCCGGAACGACAGCCTGGAAAACCGGATCTACTACGAGTTTTTGGATTTTTATAAGCTGTCCCAGATCAACTATGTGCACTTCAGCCGCACCGGAGGCTATGCCAAGCTCCAGACCCTGGTGTGCAAGGCCTCTGGGGAAAGCTGGACCGAGGACGACCGACTGAACTTTTCGTCCTTTTACACCGTGTTCCGGCAGCAGTTCATTGCCCTGGGAGGCCATGACCTGAAGCTGACCACCGGCGACGGCCTGCTGGTGTATCTGTCGGTGTATCGGTACGCCGACGCCTGCGAGGCCACCCCGGCCCAGGTGAAGGAGAACCTGGAAAAACTGTGGACCGAGGTGAAGGTGCTTACGGAGCCTCAGGCGGTGGAACTGTCCCTGGAGCCGGCCCCCAGTGCCGGCGAGCCGCTGCTGTCCAAGCTGAACATCTTCAGCTCCAAGCCCAGTGAGCTGAAGGTGGCCTTCCTCCACGAGAACAACGCCGAGAACAGTGCCTGGGTCCGGAACCACAACAAGGGCCGGGACGCCCTGGAACAGGCCTTCCCGGACCGGCTGACCACCACCACCCTGGAGAACGTGAACCCGGAGGTGGACGCCGAGCAGGCACTGGAGGAGCTGGCCCACGACAGTGTAGACGTGGTGTTTACCACCAGTGCCCGGATGCACACCGCCTGCCTGAAGGTGGCGGCCCAGCACCCCAAGATCCGCATCCTGAACTGTTCGCTGAATGCGCCCCACCCCCTGGTGCGTACCTACTACCCCCGAGCCTATGAGGTGACCTACCTGCTGGGCCTGCTGGCTGGTGCCCTGACCCACACCGACCGGGTGGGCTATGTGGCCCCCCACCCGGTGTACGGTGTGCCGGCGGCCCTCAACGCCTTTGCCCAGGGCTTAAAGACCGTGCGGCCCAAGGCCCGGGTGGTGCTGCGGTGGTCCTGCCTGCCGGACCCGGCAAAGCCGCTGGATTTTTCGGACTGCCCGGATGTAGACATCTTTTACGCCCACAGCCAAAAGGAGCCGGAGGGCTTTTACCGGGACTACGGCCTGTGCCGCAGGCTGCCGGACGGCACCCTGGACCCCCTGGGCCTGCCGGTGTGGAAGTGGGAGGCTTTTTATACCGAGATCATCCGTTCCATCTTCGACGGCACTTGGGGCAGCTCCGGTGCCCGGGCCATCAACTACTGGTGGGGGATGCGGAGCGGTGCCGAGGAGATCAACTACCAGAAGGGCCTGCCTGGCGGCACCCTGCATCTGCTGGATATGATGGAGATGCTGCTGAGCCAGGAGGAACTGCGGATCTTCCCGGATGAGCTCTATGACCAGAACCACCAGCCCCATTCCCCGGCCTCGGTGGTGTACAGCCCCAAGGAATTGATGGAGATGGATTGGTTGGACGAATGCGTAGAGGGGGCATTGCCCCACTACGATGACCTGGACGTCAAGACCCGGACGCTGATGGCGATCAACGGTCTGGATAATCTGAAAGGTCTGGAGAAATAACCGGCACAACGGTACAAAGAACGGAGCGAACTAGACGTGAAAATACTAGCGATCTCAGATGTCCCGTCCAAGGCCCTGTGGGATTACAATACCCGGGAAAAGCTGGAGGGTATCGACCTGATCCTCTCCTGCGGAGACCTGCCGAAAAAGTACCTGGAGTATCTGACCAACTTTACCGCAGTGCCCATCTTATATGTCCACGGAAACCACGACGGAAGCTACCGGGGCGATGAGCCGGGCGGCTGCATCTGTGTGGATGATCAGGTGTTCGTGTGGAACGGGCTGCGCATCATGGGGCTGGGCGGGTGTTTCCGCTACAACCAAGAAGATACCTACCAGTACACCGAGGCGGCCATGCGCCACCGGGCACGCAAACTCTGGCTGCAGGCGCACAAGGTGGGCGGCATCGACATCCTGCTCACTCATGCCCCGGCCAGCGGCCTGAACGACGGCACCGACCGCGCCCACAAGGGCTTTGT